AGTTAAAAAACATTTATTTTTGGTTGAGTCTGATTTGGAATTTGTTAATCAAGATTACTACGATACTATCACAATGATAAATTTTGATTCAAATCTAAAAGAGGTTTTATGTGAAAAATTTTCAGATAAAATAACAAAGAGTGTTTTATTTCTACCAAATATGGTTTTATACGGGGAACCTGAAACGTTTCACGACGAATATATGATGAATGAAACAAAAAGAATGTTCTCTGTGGTATTCCCACAAGAACAAGATATTATCGAAATTGTTTTTAAAAATAAAAAACCCCTCGTTTTGGGAGGGGTTTCAAATTAATTATATTTACCAAATCTATTAAACATTTCTATAATTCTATTTCGTTGACCTATGAATGATTCCTTTAAATCTTCATCAACTTCTTCAAAATTATCTTTAGTTGATGTAAATTCCTCATTTTCTTCTAACTCACTTTCATAAGAGAACTCTTGATATGGTCCACCTTTGCCAGGTCCATCACTATCAAAATCATACGCTCTATCCATTGCACCATATATTCCTTGTACACCTGAAATGTCTGGTTGTTCTTCAAGTTCTTCCTCTGACCATGCAGATTCCATTTTATCAAACTCATACATTTTTTCAGGTTCATATGCGTACATATCATCTTCATCCAACTCATTTACAGGATAAACATCACCAGGACCATTAGAGTCAAAATTATATGCCGGTTCTACATCAGATACATCCATATCATCTGCATCGTATTCGTCCAATTCTATTTCATAAACAACTTCATCATCCTCAATATCCTCAAGATAGTCTTCAATAGTTTTTGAACCCATTAAATGACCTGTATCTCCTTGTTTAAATGAATACATTGGATTACCTCCATCATACTTATGTTCAGAGTCAAACTCAATATCTTGTGGGTCGTACAATGGGTGTTTGTATCTATATTTTTTTCCTTTAACTAAATCTGCAATTCCAAGCTCATCTAATTCACCATCAGTAACTTCTGATGCGTTCATATCTTCAAACCCATCATCTTCATTGTCAGGGTCATCAACACCATCTTCAGTATAAGACGATTCATAATCTTCAAAGTCATCATCGTCTTGTTCTTTGTAAAGATTTTTGTGCATTCCTTCAAAGGTATCTTCATCATTTGATGAACCAGTAACGTAATCAAAACCCGCACTTGGATTCAAGTCTTCCTCGTCATAGATATCATCTAAATGACCTGTTTCTTCTTCCATGTTACATTGTTCACAAACATCTTCTTTCATAACACCACCACATTGTTCACACATTTTGGAACCTTCGGTATATACTTCTTCCATGTGTCCATAGTTACATTCGGTACACATACCGTCCATAATCATTGCACCACACTCATCACAAACCTCGTTTGTTTCAACTTGCTCGTTGATTCCCATGTTTGTGTATTTTTTAACTTCACCTTTATTGTTTACCACAAAACCGTTTTTGTCACTTATGTCGTCATATGTGTATAATGGTTGAGTATTGGATACTTGCGGTTGCATTGTTTGGTATCCATTATATAAACTTTTATGTTGGTTCAAAATATCTTGCTTATCCGCGGCAGATAATTGACCTAATCCGAAATATCCTCTCATAGTTTTTTATTTATAAATACCACTAAAAAGTCAATTTATTTGACCTAATCAAAAATAACGGTTATGATTACAGTATGAGTACAATTGAAGATTACAATATACATGAGTTTGCTGAGGGTGCAATCATTTTGGATGGGTTGGACGAAGCAATTGTGGGTATTACTGAAGAGTTTGGAACTGGTCGTAGGATTTTATATTCCAAAGATAAAATATTAGACATATTGATGAAACGTGACTTGATGACTTATTCCGATGCTGAAGAATTTTATGACTACAATATTTTGGGATTATATGCTGGTGAACAAAATCCAATTTTTTTAGTTACAGAATAATTTGTATATTTGTTGAATAACTAAACCCATTCAACTATGAACATCTTTTTCCTTGACAACGACATTAGAAAATGTGCCCAATACCATTGTGATAAACATGTGGTAAAAATGATTTTGGAAACCGCACAACTTCTATGTGGAGTTCATCATATGACCCCCCAAGTCGCCCCCCAAGTCGCCCCCCAAGTCCCATACAAATTGTCTCACAAAAATCACCCTTGTGCGATTTGGGCTCGGGAGTCATTAACCAACTATTTGGTGTTATGTGAACTTGGTTTGGAGTTGTGTCTTGAATACACTTATCGTTATGGAAAGAGACATAAGTCTCAAGACGTAATAGAGTGGTGTGTAACCAATAAACCAAGTATTCAAGACATTGGTTACACCGAACCTCCAAAGGCAATGCCTGACGAATATAAAGTAGATTCTGTAGTGGAATCTTATAGAAATTACTACCGTGGAGCAAAAGCTTCGTTCGCAGTTTGGAAAAATAGAGAAAAGCCTTTTTGGTTTGAAGAAAAAGTATTAGATTTGTGTTATGATTAAGATTGATAAAGATTTCAAAGGTAATGTGTGGATTTTCTCGGACCCACATTACAACCATAAGAACATCTGTCGTGGTACGACAAACTGGCGTATGCCAGATGGTTCAATTCCAATTGAGCAAACTCGTGATTTCCAAACTTTGGAGAAAATGAATGCGACAATTGTCAATAATATAAACGAGAATGTGATGCAAGATGACATCTTGATTTGTCTTGGTGACTGGTCGTTTGGTGGGTTTGAATCCATCAAAGAGTTTTGGGACCGAATTGTTTGTAAAAACATTCACTTGGTTCTTGGAAACCACGACCACCACATCGAGAACAACCGACAAGGATGTCAGGGTTATTTCAAAAGTGTTTCTCACTACAACACTTTGAAAATTGCCGAACACACATTCCGTTTGATGCACTACCCAATCAGTTCTTGGGACGGATTAAACAAAGGTGTAATGCATCTTCACGGACACTGTCACTTACCAACAAACTTACGTTTTGGTAAAGGACAACGAATGGATGTTGGTATGGATGGACACCCTGAGTTTCGTCCATACAACATCATCCGTGAAGTAGTTCCAATGTTAATTAAACGTGAGCGTCTTTCAGAAATGGAGAACGACCACCACACAGACGAAATTGAAAACAAAGACCAAGGATGATTAAGATTGAATATTATTATAAACAACCAAAACAAGAATACTTTGACGAGGTAAAATCGGCATGTATTAAGGCTTGGGGTTTGTTTGATGACCAATTTGGATATGCAACTGAAAAAATTAATCAAATCAAAGATTTGGAGAACAATTATTTGAATTACATGATGATGATTAAAATGTTTCATGTATTAAATTGGGAAATTCTTGCCGAATTACTATCTTTGGAAGTGAGACACGATATTAGTATTCGATTGAATGCTGGTGTCGAGCATTGTGAAACAGATTTCTTTAATATTTTTGGAAGTAACGAAGCAAAAGACAAATATGGACAACTTGAAGAATATGACCAGCTGTAAAGAATGTCCTTGGGTGGTAAAAAATAAACACAACGAATCAATTGTGGGGTTTTCCAAAAAAATGGATAAACCTCACAATTGTCACATGGTAAAAGGTGGACAAGACCTTTGGAATGTGGAAGAAAAAACAAAATGTAAAGGAAGACAAAATTATGAAAAATCTATATATAGTTAGAGGATTACCTGGTTCAGGTAAATCAACATTTGCAAGGTCAATTGCCAAATCATATCAAGTATTTGAGGCTGACCAGTATTTTATGAAAAGGGGAAAATATAACTTTGACCCAACAAAATTAAAGGATGCTCACAATGATTGCAAACAAAGAGTTGCAAATAGAATGAGAGAAAATTTGTTTAATTCAATTTTCTTTAATAATATTGTAGTGTCAAACACATTCACACAAGATTGGGAGATGAAATTCTATCGCAGTATCGCAAGACGATATGGATATAAAGTTCATACAATTATTGTTGAGAATAGACACGGGGGAACTAACGTCCATGGGGTTCCTGCCGATAAAGTACAAGTCATGGAAGACCGATTTGAAATAAAATTAAAATAACATATATGCAAACACTTACATTCAACACAACAACTAAAATAGTTAAACTATTAGATGGTCCAAGAGGAAACTCCCAAGTATTAGAAACATTTCACAATATATCAACCGTAAAATGTAACGAACTTGGTTTTTACGAAGTCATGCAAAAACAGGACATGGATACCAATTCGGCAATTCCTGTGATGAGACTTGGAATTCCAACCACAAACATGATTATCGAAAAATAATCAATTAATCCCCATCTTTTTTACAGGTGGGGATTTTTTATTGCCAAAAAATTTGTATCTTTGTTCCATGAACGAATTCTTATACACTTTGGAACAATATAGTAGAACTGGTCACCTGTTTAAACAGACCCACCGTACTTTGCCATTGTCTATATGGAATTATTCACCTGAAGTTCAATACAATCAAAAATGGGATGAAGTAACACTACAATGCCGTGGTTTAGTAACCGACAATGAAGGTAATGTGGTTGCATACCCATTCAAGAAATTCTTTAACATAGAAGAAAACAGACACACTCCAACTGAAAACTTTGAGGTTTACGAAAAGATGGATGGTTCTTTGGGTATCTTGTTTTTCTATGAGGGTAAATGGGTTGTTGCTACAAGAGGTTCATTCACTTCTACTCAAGCTGTTAAAGCAAGAGAGATGTTGGACACCAAATATAACTTGGAGTCAATACCAAAAGGTTATGCCACTTTATTTGAAATCATATATCCTGAAAACCGTATCGTAGTTGATTATGGTGATGAGGAAAAATTGGTTGTGTTAGGTATGACTAGTCGTGTATCAGGTAAAGAGTTGGATTATGAGGCGGTTGTTAATATGCACAGTGTGTCAGGTATACCTGTCGTTAAAAGATATGACGGTATAAAAGATTACACCACTTTGAAAGGTATGGTTGAGAGCAACGCCGAAGGTTTTGTTGTGAAGTTTTCAAATGGAGACCGAATGAAAATCAAAGGTGAAGAATACCTACGACTTCATAAGATAATGACTAACGTATCAACTACTGGTATTTGGGAGTTCGTATCTAATGGTGGTGATGTGAATGAATTCTTGAAAGATGTTCCTGACGAATTTTACAAAAAAGTTAAGGACTATGCCGATACATTAAAGTATGGTTTTTATCAAGTTTCTGAACATTGTGGTAAAGCTTACGATTACTTCCGTTATGGTAAATATGGTGACCGTGAAGTTGAACCAACAAAGAAAGAATATGCCGAACATGTTATGACTAATAGTCATCCACCATATCGTTCTGTAATGTTTGCGATGTGGGATGGTAAACCATACGACAAATTAATATGGAATATACTTAAACCTGAATTTAAAAAACTCTAATATGGAAAATGTGTTTAAAGAAATTTACGAACAAAATATAAACCATAACATTATTCTTGACAAAGAATCTGTTATGGTTTGTATGAAAAAATCTTATGAAACTGGGAAACAAGAATCCCAAGAAAAATATGACAAACTGAAAAGTGCGTTTGAAGATTTGCTGGAACTTTGGGCTTATTACGGGAAATACAATTCTTCTCGTAATCATATGGAAGAGGACTGGAGAAAGGAGGCAGGACTATTATGACAAATGAAGAAAGAATTGAAGAACGATTGATTCATGCTCATGAGAGGGGATATTACCATAAAGTCATGGAAAAAGTGAAAAGTTCGTTAGCGTTAAACCCAAAGGCAGACCAATACAAATTATACGAATCGGTTTGTGAAGAATATAAACAAGAATGGTTAAAAGAAACAAATGATGGAATTACTGAACACACACCCAATTAAGAAATCAGATTTAGGATTTCACGGAAATCTTTTTGGAGGTAAGTTACTCGCATGGATTGATGCTGCCGCCGCAGGATATTCAATGCAATTATGTGATAACCCAAGAATGGTTACCGTATCTATCGATAAATGTTATTTTGAAAAACCTGCGAGAGAAGGTCAATTATTAAAAATTTACGGTCACCCAAGTAAACTTGGTAACACATCAATAACATTATACATGGAAGCAAGAGCGCATAACGTTTACACAGGTAATCAAGTTGTAGTCTTGAAAACAAACATAAGATTTGTTAGAATTGATGAGGAAGGGAATCCAATTCCAATCGGAGAAAAAGGTAGAAACCGAATTGAAAGATTAATAAATCAATTTAAAGAAAACGATGAAGGGTAAATTAACATATCAAGTTGCAGACCCTGAAATGGTTAATAGTATTACAGGATGGTTTATCCATTCCGATGTGTCTTATCCCGTTTCAGAAGTATCTGTGAAAAAAATTAATAGTGGGAAATATAATTTAAATGATGGTGATGAGGTTGAATTTGAAATTGAACCAAATTGTTCTGTGATTAACGGTATTAAAGTAATCCATTCTGTTGTTGCCAAAATATTGGTGGACGATAAACACTCCACCAAAGTATTCATGATTGATATTGATGGGACAATATGTGATGACATTAAAAATGAGGACAGTCATTTATACCCAACAGCAAAACTATTCCCTTCGGCTTTAGAAATCATAAACAAGTGGTATGAGGAAGGTCATGTAATTACATTCTTCACTGCTCGTGAAGGTAAAGACCGTGAAGTCACTGAAACTTGGTTAAAAGAAAATGGATTTAAATATCACGGGTTAGTTATGGACAAACCAAGGATTAAAGACAACCAAGAATATGTTTGGATTGATAATCGTAAAGTTAGAGCAGTAACTTATTTAGGGACTTGGTCCGAACTAAAAGAAGTGGACGCTAAAATACAAATATTCGAATAATGGTAGATTTATCAAGATTATTAGTAGGTATAATTTTCGGGTTAATTGCTCAGGTAGGGACTTTCTTTCAATTACAAGGTCCAATGAAATACGAATGGTTAAAAACTCATTATTGGTTTAATGTATTACTTGGAATTCCAATATCAATGTTGTTTATATATTCAGTGCAAAACATGATTTTAGCATTTGGTGGTCAAATGTGGCCATCAAGATTAATTGGGTTTAGTATTGGTGCAATGGTTTTCACATTCTTAAGTTGGCAAATATTCAACGAACCATTAAGTTTAAAAACATTTATATGTTTAATGTTGGCATTTGGAATATTAATGGTACAATTATTTTGGAAATAAAATTATGAATAAATTAGACAAACAATATCAAGATTTACTCCAATCAATTTTAGATTATGGAGTTGAAAAACAAGACCGTACAGGAACAGGAACCAAATCAATATTTGGATACACAATCCGTCATAATATGAAAGACGGGTTTCCTGTGTTAACCACCAAGAAAATGGCGTGGAAGACAATGGTTACCGAATTGTTATGGTTCCTTCGAGGCGATACAAACATCAAGTTCCTTGTTGATAACAATTGTCATATTTGGGATGGTGACGCGTATATGAATTATATAACTAAAAGTCGACCTAATGAAAACGAGTACGATTTCCACAAAACACGTATCTTAATTTCCAAAGAAGAATTCATTGACAAAATCAAAACTGATAATGAGTTTGCAAAGAAGTGGGGTGAATTAGGGTCAATTTATGGTAAACAATGGAGAAGTTGGGAAAAGTGGTATATTGATGAAAACCGAAGATACCTTACTTTTACAAAAAAAATAGACCAAATCACAAACCTAATCAACGACCTTAAGACAAATCCAGACTCAAGACGATTAATGGTTAATGCTTGGAATGTTGGAGAATTAGACCAAATGGTTCTTCCACCTTGTCATTATGGATTTCAAGTTTATACAAGAGAGTTGAGTAGAGCAGAAAGAGTGGACGATTATAACTCTAAGTTTGAAAATAAAATAGAAGTACCATTTATAAAAGTAAACTTAGGAGATGCCATAGAAAATACTATCGATACAGCTTTGACCCAAGCAAACATTCCAACAAGAGCAATCTCTTTAATGTGGAATCAACGTTCGGTTGATACGTTTTTAGGTTTACCATTCAACATTGCATCATACGGACTTTTATTAACAATTTTAGCGAAAGAAGTTAATATGGTTCCTGACCAGTTAATTGGAAACTTGGGAGATACTCACCTTTACCTTAACCACATTGAACAAGCAAAAGAACAGATTACAAGAAAACCATTTGAGTTACCAACTCTTAATCAGTTCCCAACTTATGAAGGGTCAAGACCATCAATAGAATCTTATGTGGTAGGTGATTTCACACTAAAGGATTATCAATCACACGAAACAATTAAAGCACCTTTATCCAATTAATAAAAATTCATGTACATCTGTACAATTTTTTGAGCAAATCTTTGGATTAGACTATTAATACGACTCATGTCGTCAAAGTCATTATTTTTTGACGACATGAATTTTATCACACCTTGAATCATCTTATCTTTTGATTCATCTGCCATATCCAATACTTCTTGGAACTCCTCATTATCTTCTCTGTTCTCACCATAGTATCGGTCAATCCAATCTCTACCTGAAAATAAGAATGCTCCTGACTGAAACATATTAATTGCGCCAGATTTCCTCACTTTCTTCAGGTATTCTCTAAAAAATCTGTAGTCAAAGTTTTCAAAAAGTTCAGGATTTTTACCAAAAAACTCAAATTGATTTGAGTTTTCGTCAATTTGTTCTTTAACCTCTTTAACCCAACTATCTGTGATTGAAACTAATCCTAAGGTACTACCATTATCCCAAGACATATTTATAATATACCCACCATCTTCAAATGGGTCTTCAGTAACACTTCTAACGGTACCTAAGGTACCTGGAGGTACATCGGTTTCACCATCCATGTGAAGACACATAACTCGGTCTCCTGATGTTAATTTAGGATTTAATTCTCTTCTTGGTTTGCTCATAACATTAAATATCTTTGGTATATTTATAAGTATATGGATTTTTTAATTAACGAATCTCAACTGAGACTAATACTTCAAGAACAAGACCAATCAAAGATGACTGATTACATGAAAGACATGTATTCATTCACAAAAAACCTTGTTGATAAGGCAAAGAAAATTTATGGGTTAAACCTTAAATTACTTTTGACTTGGGGCGCATCGGTTGGTGGATTTGTTTTACCGTTAGATAATTTTATTAAGACAGGTAGATTTAATTTAACTGAAGAACAACAAGTCTTGATTTTAGTTGGTATTGCGTGTACCTATTTCTACGATAACTCACGAGCAATAAAATTGATTCTTAAAAAGATTAAAGCTGAGGGTCTTGAAGATACATTTAAAGAAGTCTTGATTAAATCAAAAAACCTTAAAAACTCATTTTTTAAATTCTTAGACTCATCCAATATCACATTAGGGTCAAGTATGGACCTTATCGCATACTCATTTTTAATTCCAATTGTAAATGATATTGTTGAGGTTGCATACCACGGAGGTAGTGTCGATACTATGGTAAATCTAATCGTAAAAAGATTAGTTGCATCAGGTGTGATTATTGTCAGTAAAATAATATTAACTGACGCAATCAAGAAATTAGTTAAGAAATTTACTCGATAAACATACGACGTTTAAAACCCATTTCAGGTGCGGTCGGTTCGTATTCTTTACCATTAATTCTTTTAAGAAAATAATTTGCATTAAAATACACTTCAAGATTTTCTATTTTAACACTGGGTTCTAAAACTCTATAAATATTATCTTGTATTTTGTCCCTAAATTGGTCATTATCTTGTAATCTATCATTAAGTGTTGATGCAAATTCGTCAATTTTAGTTGGGTTAACACTCAATTCACCATTATTCACAACAACATCGGACACATCATAATAAAAATAGAAATCAATTTCTTCATTAACTTCATAAAATTTTCTGTCTATTTTTTCCCAACTTAAACCACCTCTAACTTTATAAGTACCATAATCGGAGCTCATATGTGTAATTGAGAAATTTGACATATCACCATTTAACGCATTTATAATCTCATCTTGGTCTTCTTCATTAATATAAACACCCTTTTCAGGTGTTGGTTTACCATCAACTAATATAACTTCCTGATATGAAATGGTAGTCCCATAATATTGATTCATATTTTCAAGTATATGGTATACGTCATAACTAAACTTTTCAATAACGTATGATTGACCTTTTTTAGGTAAAATAACATTTACCGTTATCTCAATTCCAAAATCTTCATAAGGTTCAACAGAAATAAATTGATATTCAAAACCATCAACTATGAATGGTTCTGACATTAAAAACTTTTTTGTAAATTTAATTAAATTGTTCATTATAAACTATCCAATATTTTGTCGACAACAATATCAATTTCATCGTCAGTTAAACCGTGTTTGTGACGATTTTTATTAAACCAATCATCAATAACATCTATCAAGGGCTTTCGTTCTTTTTGTGCTCGTCTTTTAAATCCTGCAATTTGAGCTTCAAGTTCGTGAGGTTGTGTGTAATACTTTAAAGATTTTTTTATTTTTTTCTTTGGAAACTTATACCCGCTATCCATTTGTTCTAAATGTTTTAATTCATGTGCAACTAATTCATTTAATTCAAAATGTAGTAACTCTAATGTTTCTCGGTCTAAATTTGGATTTGACTTAATCATTACAACTATGGTATCATCGTCACCATAATATTCACCATCAACATCAATAGTTTCAATACTATCATCTAACTCCAAATATAATTCAACTGTAAATGGTGAATTAACTCCAGGGAAATCATAAACCATTTCGTGGTCATCAGATTCAATATCTTCAGGTAGAGTATACTCACCCTCTTTTTGATATTTGAAAGTTAAAAGAATGTCTTTAACAACTTGTCTAATTGCTCGGTCATGTTTACCCTCATTAATCACCCCTTCAGTCATATATTTTGGGTCAATATTAACCGCATTGTTAACAATTCTGGTACAAGTAACGTAATCATCAATGTTCCAATATTTAAAGAAATTACGTAAAATTTCATTAACATTTGAAGTTAATGAATAAAATCTTGTATCATTAGTAGGGAGTGGTATGTCGTTTGACTTTGCAGCTGCGAATACATAACCTAAAATTTGACCAAGCATTTTATCATCAACACTTTCAACATATAATGTGTATTCTACAAAATTTTTCCACTCACCAATAGAAATCATTGGTTTCATTCCTGTTAATTTTATCTTAACTGTAACATTTCCAGGATATGGAAAACCCTCTCCAAAGGGATTTGCAATCACAAATTCGTGATTACTCAAAAACTCATTAAGACGTTCAATAGGGAAATTAATAATATCCATTACTTATAAATACTACCATATGGAATAGATAACCCAATTCCGAACCTAAATCCATCCATATAGTTAATACCCACAGCAAAATCCATGTTGGTTTTCTCATGAGTAATCATTCTAATTGGGTAAATCTTAACCCAAATATCAGGACTTAACTCAGGACCATCAAAATATGCTTTAAGGTATGCACCACCCATAACACTGAATGTGTTGTTCTTATTGACATAAGTTAAACCAACACGGTTAATAATAGTTAATGGTGTTGTGTAGATGTATGGGTGTGGAAAAGTTGTTACATAGTACCCTCCACAATACAATCCAATTTGTTTATAATTGTATGAAGCGACTAAACTTTTTTGACTTGGAACATATAAAACATCACACTGTTGGGCCTTGACGGTTAATGATAAAAGAAGTAATATTGTTGTTAGTATCGTTTTCATATAACAAAGATACAAAAAAAGTTTGAACCTAAATTTTTATTTTACTATAATTAAAAAAACAAAAGAAAATATGTCACGAATTAATGAACTTAAAAAACAAAACCCATTCTTAACCATCGATGGTATTGAAATAATCAACGGTTTTGTGGGTAAAAGTAAATACACAGAGATGTTGGTTAATTTAATTAAAAATGACCGAATGAAAGACCACGATAATGATAATCGTCGAAACGATTATGTGTATGAGTTAAGGGAATTTGGTTATGATGAAGAGGTACTCAAAAATATGGATACCGCAGAATTAATGAAACTAACATTATTCATGGGTCATTTTATTGGGTATAATAATTACAGAATGTTTAAAGAATTTATCGATTTAAATGAACGAAATTTAATTACTCAAAATGACGTAACCAAATACAAAACTTTTAGGGATATCGAATTACAAATTTCTTTGTCAGAACTTAAGAATATGGATAAAGAATTATCTAAACAAACTCATAAATTATATGAAGATAATGAGTGGTTGGTTATTAAACCTATGTCATACCAAGCATCTTTAAAATATGGTGCAAGTACCAAATGGTGTACCGCCTCAAAAGAAAATCCCGATTATTACTTGAGATATTCGAGAAGAGGTATTTTGATTTATTGTATTAACAAAATTACGGGTGATAAAGTTGGGGCATTTAAAAGCCTTGACCAACATGAAAAAGAGACATCATTTTGGGATATTGTAGACCAAAGAATCGATTCAATGGACAGTGGATTACCTATTGTTGTAATGGATGTAATTAGAAAAGAATTTAAAGAACAAGTTAAAGCTAACTTTGAATTATTATCTGATGAAGAAAGAAACCGACAACTTATAGAATTGGAGGGTCGAAAAAACAAATATTCTGAGGAAGCAATTCCAACTGACGAAGTGGAAGTGAGACCTAGATTACGAAATATTAGAAGATTAATACCTATGAGAGCTCGTGATATCGAACAAGGACTTACAGCTGAGGAGGAATTAACTGAAATTATGAACCACGAACTTAATCGTGAATTTATTAATGAACTTCATAGATTGGTTGATGTGGAAAGTCAAGATGAGGAAGTTGTTGGTTACGATTATCCCGACCAAGCAGGTTAATCAAACTCTTTAATCTCAACTATTAAGTTACCTGAACCTTTTAGAACACGATGCCAAGCAAGTTTCGGAATGAATATTTGTTTGGCATCTTCTAATTTGATTGGCAATTCATTTTCCATTTGAAATAACCATCCATTACCTTCGACTACGGTAACTTCTCGGTCTTTTAAATCTTGGTGCCATTGAAGCTCGTCATCATCCACATCAGGACTAAATGTCCTGATTAACTTACCTTCTTTTTCAATTTGTTCAAATGGGAAATCCATACTAAAATAATGGTCTTTTATTCCAATAGACGTGTAAATTTTTTTCTATACCTAACAGTTCCTTAAATCTTGATAATTCCATATTAATTTTATTTATGATACTTCCTTTAGAGTAATCAGGGTACATGTCAATAAAAAAATTAATTCTATTTGGATTTGATTCACCATAAGTAACCTTATAAACCGTTAGTTCAATTGGTTCATCATCTTCACCGACTAATTCACTATTAATTTCAGGTGAAACTACATCATCTAAATAATTTTGTAAATATTTTTCAATCTTATCAGTATTCATTACCAAGAATTTGAAGAGGACAATCCTAATTGTTTTGCATAACGGCCAACATTACAAGACCAGTATCCCGCGGTTGTTCTATCTTTTTTATCTTTACAATTATGTCTTGCTCTAAAAGATTTAGCAGCCTTTTTATTAGCGTTTTTAACTCGTAATCCTGGGTCACCAAAAGTAACTTTTTTAACACCACCATTTTTACTTTTTACGTAAACTGCAAACTTTTTTGGTCCACCTGGTGTTCTAAATGGTTTTCCAATATTCACATTTTTTCCTCTGTGTTTGGCCTCTGCTAAAATATCTTCCTCAGTTTCAGTCTCATAGATATACGGAGCATCAAGATAAACAATCTCATTACCAATTTTAACTCTTTTACCTAAATCTGACTCAACCATTAAACGGTCTTCCTCATTCAAATCAATAACACCTTCATTATATAACCCTCTAACTTCATTAACCAAATCAAAATAACCTTCAGAATAAACTCTGAATACATTATCGGTTAATGATAACCCATTTTCAATGTGATATTGTAAGGCTTCTGAAATTTCAACATCCTTTTTTAATATTAAAGTTTCATCAAGATGTTGTTCTAAGGCTTCTCTAATTATTTTTTTTAAATTCATAATTGTATGTATTTTATTATAAATACTTCGATTATACTTGTTTATAGTATTTATGATAAACAATAATATGGAAGAATCGGAACCATTATTCTACGAAAGCGAATTTTTACCAAATGTTCAAATCGCAGTTGTCTCTGAAGATAACTCACAATACCAAGATTTAAAACCACTTTTTGATGAGTATGGTTATGGATTTATGGTTCCTGGTAAAAACCTTATTGTGATTGATGGTGAACAAGTGGAAAATTTTGATGTTTTAAAGTTTATTGAAGCACATGAGGTATCCCACATCATCATGGGTCACGATGGTCCAAGAAATGAAGACGATGAAATTGATGCGGATTTAGGAGCATACATTTTATTAAAACAATCAGGTAAAAATGAATCTCTAAAACAATTGTTAAAGTATTTCAAAACTCGTCATGGTATCAAATTTGATGAAAATTTATTGGAAAGAGTAAAAAATTACTTTTCTTAACACCAACAAGTAGGATTTTTTTAAAAGTTTGTTATATTTATTTGGTACATCGCTCCTTACGGAGTGTTCTCATATATACCTTTTCCAAAAGACCCGTGAATTTATTTTGACGGGTCTTATTTTTTTATTACATTTGTAGAAATATAAAAACTATGGGAGCACAAAGTAATCATTACGGGGATATTTCAACTTGGATTAAAAAGGTTATCGAATCTTGTGAAACAAGACAACAAACAAGAACCGCAGATAAACTATTAAGGAATTTCGAGGATACATTAATTAGTAAATATCCTGCCGATTATTGGCCAAATTACTTTTACGATGTTATCCGACCATTGAAATTACAATTAGATGACAAACGTGAAGAACTTTTAAAAAATCAATTATCATGAAGATACAATTTGCAGACACTTTTACAGATAGTCTAAGAACATTAATACGTCATCAAACTTGGTGGTATCAAACATACTCCTTGTTTCGTCACGACCTACCTCGATTTTTCAAAAATGTTTGGACATTTAGAAAGGCATTATGGAACCATTATTGGTTTGACCATCACGGGACTTTAAAATTCCTTGAGATTGGGTTAACTAACATCTCAGACACCGTTGAGAAGTACGGTAATGAGGTTGACGGTCCTCGTTTAAAGAAAGTTGCCGCAATGCGTAGAGCCATTGAGTTAATCAAAAACTACAATCAGGATAACTACATTGAAATGGCAGAGTCCGAATTAGGTCGGTTAGCTCTTCATGAATGGGAATTTGAACCTGTCCCTGATAAACCTGAATACTCAAGAATAATCGATAGAGATACTGAGGAAGAAAAAATCCACAACCGTAAAGTATTTGACAGAGCTCACGAGATTGAGGAACAAGAATGGAATGAACTTTTTCAAATCTTAAAGGGTCAAGATTACAAAGAATATCGTAAATTATACGATGAACAAACCGAGGAAGAAAAAATAAAACGGGAACTTTGGGACGAATGGTTTGATGGTTCAGGAATAAAAGGTTGGTGGGATTGATAAAAAGTTGTATATTTGTATTCTAATATTTTAAGTCATGAAAATAGTATTTATAAGCGACACACACGGAAAACACGAGGTTTTGACAACCAAGGCATATAACAATATCTTAGGTGAAGGAGATATTCTTGTCCACGCAGGAGATTGTACTAACGTAGGTAAGACTCACGAAGTTAAAGAATTCTTGGATTGGTTTTCAAATACACCGTTCACTCATAAGGTATTCATTGCGGGTAACCACGATTGGGGGTTTGAAAAAAACCACGACATTGCACCTGAATATAAAGAAAAAGGTGTTCATTACCTTTTTGACAGTATGGTTGAACTTGATGGTGTAAAAATCTACGGAAGTCCGTGGCAACCTGAATTCTTTAATTGGGCATTCAACGTACCAAGAGGAGAGCAACTTGCTGAGAAGTGGTCAAAAATTCCTGAAGGTCTTGATATCTTGGTAACTCATGGTCCTGCTCACGGAATGGTTGACCACACAATCGATGGTTTAAATGTTGGTTGTGAAGATTTATTCACCAAAATTTTGGAAGTTCAACCAAAAATCCATGTTTGTGGCCATATCCATTGGGCTTACGGTCAAAAGTCATTCCATGGTACTGAATACTTAAATGCTAGTGTATTAAATGAAAGATATCAGTACCAAAACAAACCAATTGTAATTGAGTATAATCCTGAAACTAAAGAAATTGAGTATGTCTAAAGATTTGTGTGATTGCGGAAAAGTTGCGATTTGGAGTTATGGTCCTGGATTTTCAGGTGGTGATAATCCAAATTTCTGTAACGATTGTGTCCCTCGTGGATGTGATTGCAATCATAGGTATGTAGATGTTAATTCGTACCATCCACCATTGGAAAATCCTGACCTACCTGAAGGTGATGAAGGTAAAGATTGGAAATGGGTAGATGAGGATAAAACTCATTGGTGTAATATTGATGAACAAGGAAGACCATACCCATGTGCTGAGTATTTCTACGATGAAGATGGGTGGGATTCTGAAGATTAAGAAAAAGGAATATGTAAATTAAACATATTCCTTTTCTTTTTATATTTATTGATATGGCAGAACAAAGTCAATTTTCAAAATTACCAAAAAAACAATTAGTACTAATTGCTGAAAAATTAGTTGATGAGGATTTTCCACAAGGAAATCCTTACGGTAGTTATGATTTTTCTGATTCTTACAATAAGTTAGAAAATATTGGTAAATATTTTAGTGTTTCGGTAGTTCATGAAGATGTTGAGTTCTTCTCAAAATTTCTTGAGATGAATGATGACGTTCTTGCTAACATATTTGAAACAGGAGACAAGACTTTATATGACAAACTTATAATCCCTGTTGCACAAACATATGAATTAACTTATAGTGTTTGGGGACATTGTACTTATGACGATTACATGAGTCAAGAATTTGATACTTATGATATGGATTGGGTCAAAGATTCCGCAGAACAACAAAGAAATGATGGTAATTGGGATTTATACAATGGACGCAATTTAAGAGACACCACCTATGATAACTTTGAGGAATCAGACCACAGTTTTGATGAGGTTCTTCCCGTTAGTGAAAATGTTAAAGAATCTTTACTAAGTAGGTTAGTCGTTGAAAATACAAGTGAGGTCGTATCATCATTAGATAGACAAACCCTTTTAAAATTAAAATCAATTATTGATTCAAGACTTAGGTCTTTGTGATTTTTTCTTTGGTGTGGTTTCGCCAACCAAATCTCCTAAAGTTTTCTTTTTAGTATTAGGATTTTCAAATCCTTTTTTCCACTTGTGTTCTACAGATACAGGACCTGATGTGGTTTTAGAATAGTCGTATTTCCAAATGGAAGTACAATACTCATCTTCATATACTCTTTCGAATTTAGTTTGTTTTTCTGGTTTTTGTGACATAATACAAAGATACAAAATTATTGATTATCCTCAACTTTTTTTTCTTTTTGTATTTGATTAATTATATAACCAGCAATTGCAAATTCAACACCCGCCCAAATAGCGATGTCTGATGTTGTTAATTTATCTATATTTTGAGTTAAAAAATAAATCATACCCCATTGTCCAACAATGAACGCGATACCTGACTCAACTCTTTTTTTAGAGAAATAAGACGGTTCATTACTATACAATTTAATCAATTCTTTAATTAAGAATTTAATATTTGACCAACCAAAAAACCATTCATTTTTCATAGTTTTAAATTTTATTACTATTATGTGAATACCGCCTTTATTATATCATTTGTTGCGATTGTCATACCACCACAAGTCATACTTGGTGATGAATAACCAGGTAAGTTAAATTGTAATA